TAAATAGATTTAAAAGGTTAAATGAAATTTCATCTAAAGTCATCTTTCTGTATTTTATCTAACATTGCTTTGTAAATATCCTTCAAGTCCTTCGTCGTGATTCCAAATGAATGCCTGAGCTGCCCTGAGTGATTGGTATCCCATCTTCTTATGCCATTCATCTAATGCACATATTGAAGGAAGGAATCTCACCTTAACACCTCGGTATTCGTTTACCTGTTCTTTGTGGTAATGCCCACAATGAGCTTCTCTAAACTCAGTTGTTGCAAACATTTCCGGTTGCTCGGTAGCCATTATTAGTGGCATATCAGCAGGTTTTTCGTTATCTCCGTGGGTAAACATAATCATGTTTTTCCCGTACTTGTAATATTTTCTAGGCATTGTAGAGTTATCTACAGTCACACTTGGGTCGTTTCGGTACCACCCGGCCAGGACATCCCCAGCATAAAACATTCTCTCATAATCATGGTTTCCTGATACAACAATAATATCAACGGGAGCCACATCTTTCAAGAAATCTACTGCTCTAACTATTAGAGTCCAGTATCCTTTAAATGATTCTTTCCACCCTACAGTATCGTGTTGAGGGGTACCCTTTGTTGTAGCCATTCTCATGCCGTCTGTATTCATTCCATCGTTTCCGATTGGGAGAAGAATCTTTTCGATATTTATCCCTCGACCTTTGTTAACTAAGTCCTCAATTGTATCAAGGAATTGTTTCTCCATTTCTTCTAGGGTAATATCTGTTAACTTTCCATAGTGAATGTCGGGGAGAGAAATCTCTAAAGTTGATTTTACTTTGTAGTCATGCCCTCTCCCTTTAGTTATTACTCTAGCTTTAGGGCTATAACTAGCAGCAAATTCTTCAATGTCTTTTTGAATCTCTTCTGCTGACCTATCATTTTTGGTAACTACAGAGAACCGTTGTTCTCCCTTCATGTTTTGCCAGTATTTAACGGAATTGACCATTGAGTGATCAATCCCGTTTTTATCTAAATACTGTTCAAATTCTGTAATAACATTGTCAGAATCGTTAGATACTTCAACTGTTACAACTTTTCTATTAACTTCTCTACTCTTTGCCCTTGCAATTTTTAATGCTGCACTGGCATCGTGTAAACTAACTTTAAATTTTCTAGCTACTAAAGCAGGTCCTTTCTTTAAGAACCATGGCCTGGCCGTTAATGTCTGGGTTAGTTCTAGTAGAGTCATTATGCTACATATAATCTTATTTTAAATACAAGTCCATACACAGGAATATGAGATCCTGCTCCATCACTGACTGGGTTAATTGTAAATTTATAATCTACTACTTCTGCAGCCCATTGTGTGATTCCAGCAGTATAGGTGCTGTTCATTTCAGATATTAAAGTTGAGTCAATAATGCTTGCTAAAGACACTCTAATGTCTCTTGTAGCAGCATAAGGACTATTTGCAGGAAGTTCAGTCCCCATAGCTACGTAAGTTTCATTATATATACTTGGTATATTAGTATTGAAACCTGTAGGAACCTTTAAGTTGCTTAGTCTTAGGTTTGAACCTGCAATAACACCTGATTTATTTATCCAAAAGTTTGTAGACAATGGTTGTTCAAGCTCTTGACGAATATTTTCTAGTAGCTGGTCGGTAGTAGTATAGTACGGCATTATATTAATTTATTAGTTTTGAAATCATTTCAAGTTGCTCTGCATTAAGGTCTTCTGGAAGAATTTTCTCATTAATCATCTTAAGTTCAAGAGTAACTTCTTCGTCAAGTTTTGCTTGCACTTCTGCTAACTGTGCTTTACGGCTTTCTACCAGTTCAGCATTTTCTTCTTCTAACTGTTTTAGGCCAGCTTCGTTTTCTTCTTTTATAAGTTGTTGAGCTTTCATTGAAAGTTCAATAAACTCTTGAGAAGGTGTTGCCATTGCTTCTAACTCATCTAATTGTTCTCTAATAACTTTAGAGTTGATTAAATTGATAGTAGCATACTTAACATTTTTAACATCTTTAGTTTCGTTAAAAACTTGAAACATGTTTAAAAATTCTCTTTTTGTCCCAGTGATGTTCACACCGTTTCCTTTTGCTTGTAACATATAACTATTTGTATTGGTTTATTATTTATTCTGCTGTAGCATACACTCTGATCCATGCATCTACACCGTTAATTTGTACTTTAATTGCTCCAGTTTTAGCTGCAGCTGATGCAGTTGAACTAGATAAAGAGTTAGCTGATGCTGCACCAACAGTTCCTTGGAAATTAGTAAAAGCTATTGTTGTTGAAGCAGCTGTTTGGATTACTTTACCTGCAGTTCCTGAAGTGGTGTTTCCAGGAGTAAGATTAATACTTCCTGCAGTACCACTTGTAGAGTCTCCTGCTACAAGATTAATTCCACCTGCAGACCCACTGTCTGCATTTCCTCCTCCTAATGTTATTTGACCACCTGCTCCAGATCCTGTAACTACGCCTCCACCTGCAATGTTTACTTGACCTCCTGCACCTGTAGTGTTTCCAGTTCCAGCATATAACCAAAGTGTGCTTCCTGCTACACCTGCAGCAGTTGAATTTGCACCTTGAATTACAAAAAATCCTGGAGTTGCAGAACTTCCCATCGAAATGTATTGATTAACATTTCCGTTAAGTGCAATGCTATTGTTTACGTTAAGATCGTAAGTGTAGAAAGCTGTTGGAGTAGAGCTACCTACGAATACTCTTCCTGATGAATCTACTTTGATACCTTCATTGTTTCCATCCCCACTAATCCAACCTGTTCCGTAAATGTTATAAGTTGAAGCATTTAAGTTAGCAGTTAGGGTGCTTAAGTTAGCGGCAATTGTAATAGTACCAATACCGTTGGTAATTGTAACATTTGCTCCTGCAGTTAAGTTAGCAAGAACTGGAGATAAGCCTGTACGACCGATTGGAATCTGACCGTCAGTTGCAACTCCTAATGCTGTTAGAGCTGAAGTTCCGTTACCCACATACAAGCTGTTGCTTGTTAAAGTAGCTAGGCCGGTACCACCGTTAGCGACAGGCAGTGTTCCTGTTACTTGACTGGTTAAACTTATTGTCCCAGATAAAAACTGAGATGTAGCATTATTACAAAGAGCTAAGTTGATGTTTGCAGGGTTAACCTGAAGAGTAATGTTATCACTTGCAGTAGCAACTGTTAGCAAACTATCTAGAGACTTTATCCCTTTAAAGTTTAGATTGTTTTTAGTTGTTACACTTATAAACAAAGCCTCACTACCAGTTCCTACTGTAGTTACTGTAGGAAACAAGTCTTGAATTAAAAACTTGTAGTTAGTTGGAACAGTTGAGTTAGCTATTAATAAGTAATCGGTTGCTCCGATACTTGTTTTAGCTAATGCTGGTAATGAGGTAATAGTTGCCATTTCTTTATTATAAGTTTATGTTTCCACCGTTTTCTAGTGTAATTTCAGTTACACCATCTTCAGCAAATAGTCTATATGTAGTAGCTGCTGCAGTAGTAGCAGGTACAAGGGTTGAGGTAATACAGTCTTTGCAAAATCTTGAGGCAAAATTTACAAAACTTTGCAAATGCCCAGCAGAAGTAAGAGTTGTTTCAGAAAAATCTAATTGAACCATTCCTGGAAAAGCAGTTTCGTCAAATATACAGTCAAGGCCTATATCTGATCTATTCCCCAAAAGATAAATAATTAACTCTAACTTCAATAAATCAGAGTTACTGTATTTCATTCCTCCAACAAGTCTATTATGATACACAGTACCTTTAGTATCTAAGCAAGTTTTATAAGAACTTAGCAGAGTTGTAAAGGGTGTATTATTAATTGAGTTAGGAATGTATCCCATTTTATATATTTTTAGCAGCCACAGCCACAAGTTTCATCACAGAAACTTTTAGCAGTTTTGTACTTATTAATTGCATCGGTAATGTTGCTATTTATCACAGCATATTTTGCTGATTCTGATAACAAATGAATTTTTTCAGCTTTTCTCAAGTCGTCATCACATTTACTGCAATTGCATGCACAGTCTATTGACGTCTGCAATAGATTTGCAACACAGCAGTCAAGTTCACAAGTTCCAATTAAGTATGCTCTAGGAGTGTTTACATCTCCTATATCTTCTAACACTGTTAAAACACCACTTAAAGAAATCATGCTAGATGTAACAGTCCAAGTGTTGCCTACTACTCCTCCTGCAATACTTGCATAGATAGTTGCTCCAGATACTTCGTTAGTTAAAAGATCTGCGGCACCAGGAGCTGATGAATACACCAATGTTAGTGTTTTGCAATCTGCTGATAATGTGGAGCTGGTTAAAGTAGCCATTGGAGATTAATTTAAGTGTAAAGATAATAAAAAGTAGGGGATTGCTCCCCCACTTTTTAGATTTAGTTTAAGATTATACAGTCTGTAATACAAAGTCAGCAATTTGCTGCTCATCAACTCCAGCTGCAATACCAAGTGCAGTACCAATAGTTCCAAGTGCGGCCAAAGCAGTAGAAGAAGTTCCTACGAAAATCTTCAATGTGTTGATTTCACCTGCACGAGCAATACCTGTAGAAGCTGGCCAATCATGCTTGTACTGAATTTCAATCATATCGTACTTGTATCCAGGTTGAGCATAGTCAACTTGAGCTACAGGGAAATACATACGGTTGAAGTTACCATAACGAGCACGTTGTGATTTCTCTGCAGAAATTACTTGAGTGTAGTTAGTAGCAGGAGTAGTACGAGAAGGAGTAACAGTTCCAGCTGCTCCAGTTCCATCAGAATTCTGAACAACTACATCAAATTCAACACCTACGTGACGAGCAGTCATAACTAAAGTAGTAGTACCACTTGTAGCAAAGATTGAATTTAAAGTTGGATTAGCAGCAATTGCATTTTTTACAAAAGTAACAGCAAGAGTAGGAGTAGCAGTAGAAACTACTGGAATCTCTACGTTGAAGATCTGACGACCAGCAGCAAAGTTACCAACCAATGGGAATACTTTTCCAGCTCCTGTAGTATCTAAGTTAAGATTACTAGGATTTGCAAAAGCCTCATAATTGGTAGGAGCAGTACGAAGTGCAATACGAACCATTACGTTCTTAGTTGTACCCATTGCTGGGGTACCTGCAGGATCCCAAGTTATAACTGCATTTGATTGAGCATCAAGTGCAAAACCGTTGTAGTTAATACGAACGATGTTAGCAACATCGATGATCGGGGTAGAGATAATATTACCCAATGTTTGCTGAGTAAATTGAACTCTTGTTACTGCAGTAGTAGCAAGGTCTGTTGCAAAGTAATCAGCTGTATCTACATTGTAGATTCCCATTTTAGTAGCATTTGCTGTAGCAGCAGAAGTGTTGAAAGCAACACCAGCAGCCAATAGGGCTGTGTCATGTACTACGAACACTTGAGATAGATTAGTCGGTGCCATTTTAATTTAGTTTTAGGCGTTTAACACATTATTTAATTATTCACTCTCCAATGTTTCCATTGATTGAGTTTGATACCTTGGGTCTTGAATACCTTCTAGTATGCTTTTTATAGTCATTTCAATTATTTCGTGATGAGTGTGAACAGCTAGCTCACATCCAATTCCTTTTGTAATTGAAATTTCTAAAGGTTTCCGAATATACTTAATTGTAACTTTCGGAACTACAAATTCGTTATCGGTGTAAACATCGATATAATTTCCTTCTATTGTATATGTTGGCTCTTTGTACCAAGCTTTATTAAATGGATCATCCATCATATACAGAATATCATCATGTTGGCCAAATGAGGCCAGTGAAGTCATTTGTTTAGACCCGTCAGACTTTCGAGTTGTTTTAGCAGCTACTTCGATTTCATTGCTAAAAACAGGTGGTAGTTGACCAGCCATATTTCCATTTGATGGCATCCATGTTAAACTAACATAGTTAGGTCCGTACCAAATTGGATCTCCAGTGTAATCTGCATACTTAATCAAATACAAATGATTGCTATCAGCTTGTATAGGATCTTGAGTGGTAATCCCGTAGTTTACAACTTCAGCAGATGTTGCAGGCAAAATTCCAAAATTATAATTATTGTTGTTAATTAATAAATCTGGGGTAATTTCCTGCCCTAAAGGTAGGTTAGTTATAATTTCATAAGTTCCTACTGAATTTCTTCTAGAAATAGCAGTTAAAACGTACCCAGGTGCAGGTGGAGTTAAATCTATTTTTATTGCTTTTGTAACAGTTTCTTCCGATACAATTGCAACAGCTCCTCCACATCCGTATTGAACAAGTGTTCTTACTGATATAAGAAACAGATAGTCTAGTGGAAGGGTATACCTATCCACATAGACATCTGAATAATTTGAAGTATAAACTACTCCTTGGCTATCAGTAGAGTTTGAATGTTCTACTAATAGTGTGCGAAGATCGTCTATTCTTTTTTGAGACTGCTCGAAACCTTTACCAATACGGTTAGACGTAGGGCTAAATCTTTGCTTGATAAATCTCATCATAGCAAGGTTCAACTCATGGTCTATCTCCTGAGGTAACAAGTTGTCAACCTGGAAGGATGCAATTTTTTGCACCCCTTGGTTGACAGCTATATGCATTTCGTTAACAGTCATCGACTAGTTAGGTTTTGGTTAAGATACTTCTTTCAATCTTGCTTTCATTACATTAACTTGCCCAGAGTTTTTCTTGTTTTTGAAGTATGTGATTGTGTCTTTCATGTCTTCTCCAATTGTTTCGTCCCCAAAAATAATTTGGTTACCAATTTTACGAAGAACAGAAGCTTCAACCATTTCTTCAATTTCTGCTTGGATCTCAAGGTTTGGATCTTTGCAGTATTTCAAGAATCGTTCTGGGTTAGAATTTTTGTAATCATACAAGTTATTTTCTAATTCCAGTTCTGCCATTCTGTTAGGATCTGTGTTTAATAACACTCGTGCTAACACTTTCATTTTGTCAAGATCACTAGATACTTTGATAAACTCTCTATCAGCATCTTTTCTTACTTGAACCTTTTCGTTACGTTTCAACAAATCTTTTTCTGGATCGTAAATGTAAAACCTTTTACCGGTTTGTTCTTTCATCTCCTCTTCGTTGATTGCAACTTGACGGTGTTTTAAAGCCCATTTGTAGATAATGTATTCCATTCTCTCTTCAGGTTCTCCGTCTTCATCTACAGTAATGTTCAATTCAACCCCTTCAAATGGGACCTTAACACTAAGGCTTGCCCAAAAGTCTTTGGTTTTTTCTGGCCATTTCTCATGTCCAGGTGGTACATCAATAATTCCTTTTAGAAGTTTTGCTTCTTCTGTGTCAGTCAATCCTCTGAGTGGCTGACGGTCCACAAAAAGTGAACCTAATTTGATCTTTGCTCCTGCTCTGATCTCTTTTGGGAGGTGATTTAACACTTCCTTTCTTCTCAAAATAACTTTTCTCATTTTATAGTTCTTTTTTCTTTATCGTTAGGGGAAAGAATAACCTAACATGTTTTTATATAAGATAAAAAGGAGCAGGCAGAACCTGCCCCTTTTTTAGTGCAAACCAACACAAATTACGATGCTACACATTGTAGATCTAAGCTGGTATCGAAACGACGAAGTAAGATACCTGCAGTCTTCAACATGTGAACAGAAGCACCGTCAATATCACTTGCACGTGCATCAGTTCCAGTGAATCCTTTCGGAACAACTGAACCTGCAACACACCAACGAAGTAACTCACGACCTTTCTTGTTGATCATTTGAAGGTTGTTTTCACCATCATAAGTAGATTGGTCAACAAATACCATACGGTAAGACTCCATAGGAAGACCAGAAACTGGATGCTTCTTAGAAGCTTGAGCAACTGGACCGTGATCAAACAAGTGAGATTTAACTACGTTCACAGAATAACCATCAACGTGGTCATAGCTAGTGAAGTAACCAGTGATTCCCAAATTACGACCTGATCCAGTGATGAATTTAGGTTGAGTAGTTTGTAAGAATGGGCTACCAGAGTAGTATGTACGAAGAGCTTTGTCAAACTCACGAGCTCCACCGATACCAGTGTAAAGGGTAACTTGCTTGTCTGTAGCATCAGTCATACCATAGAACAAATCTCCAATTGTTTCTTCAAGTTTAGTTTGAGTCAACGTAGAGTAAGTGTCTTTGTTGATGATTTGCTCAAGAAGACCAGGACCTGAAACAACTGGTTGGCCATTCTCATCCAACATGGTAGAAGCACCATTTGCATCGTGAGTTTTAGCTCCGTACCAGTAGTACATTTCACACTCTTCTTTGAACTTCAACATGTGACGGTACTCTTCGTAATCCATCCACAACTTAGTTTTGCTACCTTCTTTCAAAGGAAGTTCGAATTGTGCAACATAATCTTTAGCATTTCCAGAGAAGTGGTAAGATTTACGGATAGTTCCAATCTTAGAACGAACTAAACCTGGAGCAGTCCAGTTAGAAGCATTTCCACGAGAGAAATCGATACCTACGTTAGCATACAATTGACCCCAAAGAGCACCAGCAGCAATATCTCCACCAGCTGATGCAGACAATGCAGCAGTTTGATCAGGTGAAACACATTTCAAAGTGTATCTCCAACCAGCTCCATCAGGAACAGGCTCATCCATGATACGTGCCAACACACCTGATTGAGAAACCAATGTGTAAGGGAATACGAACCATTTGTCTGGGAAAGTTAATTGAAACGGTGCACCAGATGCTCCAGTACCGACATTAGCAATAACTGGACGAACATTAATTTCGTGTGTTTTAACACGGTACTCATACTCAAAACGATCGATAGATTTAGTGTTTCCAACACCTTCTGTTAAGAAAGACAATGGGAACTTTTTCTCTTCACGACCTGCTAAGTGAGTAATAATAGGAGATAACTCCTCTGGACGTTCCATAAGTGCATTAACCAACGAGTTAGTGTCGGTCATTTGTGCATCGTTATAGTACGTTTTTAATACTTGCATTACTGACATGATTCTTAGTTTTTAAAGTTAATTTGCGTTTTATTCAAACAGCCTCTTTATATCCAGGTTATCTGGGTTAAATTTCTTATTTCCTCCTTTTTCTACTTTGCCCATGTTCTTCACACGTTCTTGGTGTCCTTGGATTCTATCTCTTAGACCTTTAGCACTAACTGTTTTAGCTTTAGTGTTAATTATGTCTTCAAGTTTCAAACCCTTGTACATTAAGTAGTCCAAGGCTAATTTTACATCTATATTAGATTGAGCATAGTCCATATCTCTTTTTGTTTGGCCATTTTTGTTAGCTGGTGCAGAGATGTAGTCGAAGAATTTTGCTTTTTCACGATCAGGAATTCTGATACCAGCAAATTCATTTCCACTATCTATACGGCCAGCTACGTCCTCCCAAAATTCTTGTTGACGTTGTGCTTCTAATTGTTGTTGTTGACGTTGTTGTTGAACTAGTTCTCCTCTTTCTCTTTCTTGAATAGCCCCTAATTGCTTTTTAGCATGTTGGGCTTTATCGTAAAGTTTTCCAGAGTCTTCAAACTCTTCAAGCATCTCTTTGATAAACTCATTGTCATGGCCTTTGCTTTTGAAAAACTCTGCTACAATTCCTTTTTGAGTTCTTGTATCACTTGCATCAATTTCAATTCTGTTGAAATCTAATGCAGGATTGTAAGCATCGAAGAATTTTTCAGGATCCCCACCAGCCATTACAAAATCAAGATGTTTTTGTACTAGTGGGAACTGCTCAAATAATTCTTGCAGTTGTTCCTCGGCAATGTTCTGAGCAATGTCTTTTGTGAATTCAATTAAGCCTTCCTCTGTGTCTGCATATTCAGCATCCAATTCGTAGCCTAAAGCTTTTGCAATTGTATCTGCTACAGACCCAATAGAGTCGTCTTCATCTTCATCATCAAAATCACCTTCGTCATCGTTATCGTCATTTACTGACTTATACTTTTGTCCAGGTTCATCATCAGAGTCATCATCATCAGGAAGATTTGGATCTTCATCCTCGTCCTCCTCAGGATCGTCTTCTAAATTGTCAATGTTTTTATCAGAATCCTCTTTAGGATCTGAGGGTGTCAGTCCGTCTCCTATCATGTCGTCGAAAGAGATGTCTGAGAAGTTAAGTTTTTGTTCTGGTTTACTCATATAACAAAGGTATTGGTTTACTTTTAATCTTAAAGTATAAATTTATCTTTTATACTTTTACTTATTGTATAGCACTTGCTATAATTTTAGCTTAGCAAATTTTGAAGAAACTTTTGATTTAAGTCCTCCTTTTTTGAAGTAATAGTCAGCATTTACACCATTAGTATTACCTGAGAATCTGTTAACTCCAGGGTCTTGCCAAGATTGTTCTGATCTTGGACCAGTTGTAGAGTTTGCATTAAGCATGTTTTTATTCATCCCTCCTTCTGCATATCCAGCAGAAGTTTTTCTTTTAAATGGTTCCTCTGGTTTAGGGGCTCCTTTAATAAATCCTTTCAAGCTTCTTCTAGTTTTAGTCTCAACACTGTTATAGTCTCCCTCATCGTACATGTCTTGTTTAATGACATAGTTTTGGTCACTACTTTTAGTTCTAGTGCTAAGTTCTTTAGTACGTTTTCCAGGATCTTCAAAACCACCCATAGCTTTTTTCTCCCTCTCTATTTCTTCTTGTGCTTTTTTTAATTTTGCTTTTTGTTTATCTTTTAACTGTTGCTCGTATTGTTCTTGAGCAGTTTTTTCTGTTTCCACTTGAGTCATTTCTTTTTGTAGGCTAGCATCACTTTTTGTTTTTAATCCTCTTTCACTTTCAACAATCTGAAGAGGTTCTTGCACATTAGAATATATTTTAGCTTTAGGATTATATTTTACAGATTTGCTTCCCCCTTTTGAACTAAAAAATTCATTTTCCTCTTCAGGAGTCATCCAGTCTCTAGTTAAAGTAGATCCTACTAGTTCTTGTTTAACAACATTTCCATTTTTATCACGAATTGTTTTGTGGACATAGGCAACACCTCCACCATTACCTGTTTGCTGCAGTGTATAAGATTCTTGTGGAAGTTGGCTTTCAATTTTAACAGGGGCAGATTTTGATTCAATTGGTTTCATTCCAATAGGTTCCATTGGTTCCCCAGCTGTTTCAAGAACATGGTGTTCCTGTGGGGCTGGGTAATATCCTATAGGATACCCCATTGGGTCATAATTTATATTACTATTAGCAACATTTTTATAAAAATCATCATGCCAATTTGGTCCGTAACTACCTTTGTTAAAGTAACTTTGCACATAAACTTCTCCTGGAGTTTTACTTGGCCAAACTAGTCCACCATTGGTAGGTTTAATTTCTTTTCCAGTAGCACTATTTACTGGTTTTTTTCTATTTTCTTTGGTTGTTGTTCCTGCAATAGCTATTTTTTTTTGAAAATCTTCTAATATTTCAGGAGGCATTACTACTGGTTTACTTCGTATCTGTGGATAAATTTTTAAATAGTTTATAAGGTCTTTTGATGCCTGGTGGGCAAATGAACTATCTGCCTCTGCACCACTTGCTATTTGAAATTCTCTAGGATCAGTATGGTAAACAATCCTAGGGTTAGTTACAAAGTAATTAGGAGGAAAAGCTTGATTAGTAGATTTTTTAGCAGGTTCTTTCTTTTTAGATGGTCCTCCATTTTCATATTTGTATCCACCATAACGAGCTGCTTGAGGAAGACCGTAATCTTCTGTGTTTGTTTTGTTTTCTGCTACAGCATTGTGAGTAATTAGAAATCTTTTAACTGCGTCTCTTTTAGCTTGATTGTATTGTTCAAGTTCATCACCAGTAAGATCTTCAATATTTTTTCCATTTACAAATTTAGAAGATCCTGTAGGATAACCAATAGCTTGATAGAATCTTGTCATTTGCCCTTCTTCTGCACTTTCTTTATTAAAAAGCCCAGATTTACCTTTAGTTCTACCTGATTCTAAAATATCATACATTTCATCTTCAGTGTAGTTTTTTGTAGCATCTAAATTAAGGGCTTTTCTAGCAGTTTGTAGACTGGTGTAATATTCTTCTGGGTCTGCATAATAAGCTCCCATGCTTTTATCGACATCTTTGTATCCCATGCTATTTACTAAATCTGGAGTAATAGTGTTTCCAAGTATTTCCATACCTGCAGCATGAGTGTTATTAGGAATTTGTCCAGCTATGTTTGAACCAATATGGTTAAGTTCCTCATAAGCTACATAAGGCCTTGCTCCTTCTAGCCCTCTATAATACACAGAATTTGTATTTAAATAATCTTTTTCTCCAGCTTCATTTATTGTTTTCATGTACCCTTTTTCTAATTTAGGAGAAGAGTAAGGATTGTTTTTTAAAGCTTCGTCTGCAGCATCTTGGATATTACCTGTTTGAATATTATCAAAAAGAGCAGGTGTAGCAGCAGTTGCTAAACTAGGTGCTTTTCCACCAAGGTAGTTTGTTTTATTATAAGCTTCTTCTGTAAAATATTGAGCTGGTGCAGAGTTCCTAAACGTATTTAAAAATACATTTGATGTGTCTGTAAATTGTGGAAGTTGTTTTCTTTTTTCAAACCAATCATTTCCCCAAGATCTAGCTTCAGAGTCAGCTTTGTCAAAAACTTCTTTATTAGCTTTATAATATTCTGGAAAAAATTGATCTTTTGCTGGGCCTCCTGTAGTTGTAATTGGATTTTCAGGATCTATTAAATTTTGCAGATCAAGATTTGCAGGACCACCTACAGCAAACTTACGGGTAACATTTGCTTTAAGGCTTTTTGCCTTAGCTATTGCTGTATTTTTTGATAATTTCTTAGCCATGTTATCTTCTTTTTTTAAGTAGTTTTTTACCACCAGTAGCAAATTTAAATGATTGTTTAGCTTCGTTTTCTCTTCTTCTTTTTAATTGAATATTTTGTATGGCTGTTTCTTTTTGTTCATTTCTAAGTTTTTCAACTTCTTGAGTAGCATCATACATATCGTGATAAATCATGTGATCTGGGTCTTTATCTCTAGGATCGTAATCTATTCTACTAGACATATCGTTATTGTCAAACTTTTTTTGATCTGCATCATTAAGCCAATCTTTAGCTAAAGATGGTCCTACTACTTTTTGAGTGTATGTTCCATCATCATTATAGGTTCTTCCATGAATTACTCCAACTCCTGGGTTTCCACTAGGCATTAAAAAATATTCTGTTTTAGGTTTTGCAGGATAGGGGTTTGACATTCTTGGTATATTTTGCAATTGTGGTTGCAAGTCTATTTTTGGAACAGGTAGTAATCCAGGCTCTTTCATTTTAGGTTGAGGTACTGGATTTTTTAAATCTTGAATACCTTGTTTAACACTTGCTTTATTTTTATAAGGAGTCCCACTTCCTCCGTATTGCTGAAGTCTTTTTAATTTTTCTGCATCTGAAAGGTCTTTCCACGGAGTTACTGCAAGCTTGTCATAACTAACAACTTCTGCAGCATCTCCATCTAGATATACTGTATATTTTTGAGGCAAGATTCTATCATCATATCTTGATCTAGGAGCGTTTGGATTTAAAACTCCTGTAGTTAATTCTCTTTGCTCAAATCTGTGATTTCCTGGTGTATAATTTGTATATTCATCGTAAGACATGCTACTATTAGGGTATCTTTTGTAATCTTCTCTAGTATTTTTAAGTTTTGTAAATATATCGTTTATATTACCAAGTGGTGGTTGTCCTTCATACAGTGTTGAAATTTCTGCAGGGCTTAGAGATCTATATCCATCTTTTATGTAAAAATTATGTACTTCATTAGCTCTATCAGCTACATAACTTGAATCAGCTGCAGTAGCTATGTTTGCTTTTTTAAGTGGGTCACCTTCTAGCCCTCCTGTTTCAAATTTAAAATGAGTTTTTCTTAGTTCAGGATTAGACAGCATTTCTATTGTACCTGTACCTGTATTTGTAGGTGATGGTGAAGGCGGTGAAAAATAATCTGAAAATGTTTGACTAATTCCTGCTATTTTATTTGCTAAATCAATGTTTTTTAAAACTTTTACAGCTTTATTTCCAAGTCTTAATCCCGTTGCAACTTTTCCCCCTAAGACTGGGATAGCACTCATCATGTTTAAATAATCATCATAACTACCTTTTCCTTCTTTTACATTTTTATATCCTAAAGCAGCATCATTCCATGAAGATATTCCCGTTGGGTCAATTAATTCTATACCGTCTTCTATAGGGCTATCCCAATCTGCTGAAAGATCTCCCCCAATCCTTCCTGAAGGCATTTGTTTTGGGTAAAATTTACCGTTAGTGCTTAAACCTTTTTTTAAATAATCTATTTTAGAATTTTCTACAGTTGGGCCAGGATTTAAAAATGGGGGCCTAAATCCGGGATCTGGGTTATCTTCTCCCCATGTAGGAACTGGAGCATTTCTTTTAGCTACAATTTCAACAGTAGGTAAAGTATATGATGGAGGATCTTTTTTCATCCCCCCTACTGCATACTTTAATCCCCCAAATACATATTTTTTAGGATTTACCATTGTAAGGTCAGGGTGTTCTATTGTTGCATTGTGTGCAATAGACCCACGTTGTTCCTTAGAGAAAGGAAAGTGAGAGCTAAATTTATTATACTGGTCTTCTGTAAACTTTTCTACAAATCCTCCTGTAGCCATTAGCACTTGCCCACCTGAAGATCCTTTTGCATTAGTTGCCATCCCAACAGGTTGTTGTTGAGTTGAATCTACTAAGTTAGGATTAGCTGGAGGTTGTGGACCTGGAAGACTTTGACCTTGAAGCCCCGGAGGTGGTCCTGCAGGAGCTTGGGGCATTTCCTGTGGAAGAGGTTGTTGCCCAGGAGGCATCATCCCAGCTTGTTGTGCAGCCATGTCAGACATTTGCTGACCTTGTTGTTGTTGCTGTTGCTGTTGGTATTCCCCAATTATATCTTTACCTTGCTCGTAAGCAGTAAACACATCCAAGATACTTCCTGGAAAGCCTGATTGACGAGCCTTAGATAAAAGCTCTCTTCGAGTTTGGTTATCCAACATAATTTAAAAGTTTAAGACAAGAACTTAAGCTTGTATTTAGCAGAGTTCAATGTAGTTTTTACATTGTCTAATTCGTTATTAATTTCAGAAAAAGTGTTAATATCTTGGATATCAGAAACTTTATCATGAAGCTCATCAATATACACAAGTGCCTCTTTAACACTTGACATTGCAGGTGCACATACGTATGAAGGCATATCTGCAGGATATTTTGGAATTTCCCCAGTAGCTCCTTGATAGCTTTCAGCAATTCCGTCTGCCAGGTCAGGAAGAGCATCATATAATTCGTTTAATGCTTTGTGTGCTGCATAACTTCCAGGGCCTGTTACAGTCAAATGAAGAATGTGAAACTTAAGTGCTGCATCTAGCATCTCCACAACTAAGCCTGGAATGCTTGATTTCTTTTTTGAATCTTTTAGTTTGTCAAGGTATCCCATTATTGTGGAGTATTATTTATGGTTTGTGATTTAGCATCAATTGCTTTTTCTTTGATTGCTAAATCTTGTTGTTTAAGTTGGAAGTCTTGCATCATTTTTTGAAGATTAGCTGATGCATTTTTCTCTGCAGATTCTGCTTGAATAAGAGCAATTTCAATTTGAGTTTGACGATCTTTTTCTTTATCCATTTCCTCCATTTCCATGGCCTGTTGTTTAAGTTGTTGATCTTGCTGTTTAGCTTGCTGTTCTGCTTGTTGTTGAGCTTGTTGCAATTGCTCTTGAGCTTTTTCAGCTTGTACGATTTTGTCTTTAATCTGACTTAAGCTGTCTGATTCAAACATAGATATAGCTGCAGAAAGTGGGAGACCATTTTGAACAGCTGCTTGAGCTAGTCCTTCTATCTTTTGCTTCTTCTCAAGATCTTTACCTGCATCAGTTACAAAGATTCCGTACTCAGTTTCCATGTGAGTCATAGGATCTACGTCTACGTTAGCTAGAGTATTGTCAGGCATAACGTACATTGCTTTCTTCCCTTTGGCCCAAGCTTCTTTAGAGTAATCAAGTAATCCACGTAATTCTCTTTCTTCAAAGTAACTAAATTTACGGAAGATATCTTCTGTAATGTGAGAAGATTGTACGATAGATTGTTGAGATGTAGATTTACCTTCGTAAGTTCCCATCTGCCCTTGACGTTGTCTAGTTACCCCACTTACCTTTTCCCACTCGACCATGATAGATTCAAGAAGTGTAAGATACTGAGAGATTGTCTTGATAGACATGTCAAGCACTGATTGGTGTTGAGGAGACAACTGAATTCCTTCTTTGTTGTAGTCAACCCAAGCAATACCAGTACCTTCTGCATAGTACATAAACTTATCCATGTCCCAGTTCTTTGGGATCATGTTAATATCGAACTGTGCAATGATATCTTTTGATCTAGCTATAGCTAATTCAAGACGGTATTTATAAATGTTGTAATTTAGCTGGTATGGAATACCTAAAGTTACAAGAGATATGTTTTGTGAATTAATATCAGAATACTTTCTTCCGTTAATTGGAAGCTTACATATGGATGGATTGTCTAAGCTATTTCTTTGGTTTAGACATGGACGAATGTTGATGTAGAATCTTCTATCAATACGAGTTCCCTCCCATACTTCGTTTACCCACTCCCATTCTAATTTAGCTCCAGCTTCTTTTAACTCTGGGGTTAATTTGTACCCTTCTGCTACGTCAAATGTTTCTTCAGCTCCTGTTTCAGGGTCCATGTATGTAACAAAGCCAATTCTTTTACGAGATTTCCAATACACGTGTGCAACCTCAGTAAGACGGTTACGATAAATGTTGTCATCTGCTCCTGATGCTTCTGAACGATACAAAAGGTATGCTTCAGCCGAGGTGTGAGTTGGATTTTCTAATTCTAAGATTTGGTCATCTGATAAGAATTCCCCGTATACATCTACTACTGTAGAGGCATGTGCAAAACGTCTTAGAATTGCCCAGTCACCGTCTTCTACAAAGTCAATATCTGGATCTTTATCGTAGTCAATGTCCAATGGATTAACTACATCATAGAATGGTTCGTTACGACGTACACCTTTGTGAGAATAACATTCACCAGTTACTAAAAAGTGGAACCATTGCTTTTGTAACTTGTCATATATTTCATTAAAATACATGATATAGTTAAGGGCAGCCTGTCCACTGATTGCTCTTTGGTCTACGTAACTTCTGTTAAACTCTTCTTGAATTTGCTTTGGAAGTGGTGGCTCTTCTTGCCCTTCTGGCATTTCCATTTCACCTTGTCTAGCAAGTTCTTGAATGAAGTGTGATTTAACATTTTGAAGAAGAAGATTTTTAAGAGCCTCTTCTTTTAAACTTACAGAGTCTGCATTTTGAACTGTAACTGTGTATTCTAAAGGACGTTTAGATTTTTCTCCTAGCAATAAGTCAATAATTGGCTTAATGATAGGGTAGTTTCTCATTTTAGACGGAAAGTTCTTTCGAGTTTTTCCGTACGGCTTTAATACATAGTTGTAATCTTCTTCATCGATTACTCCATTGTAGTAGTCATACAGAGATTTAAGGTAGCTGCGACGTTCACTTATACCGAATTTGGATAAGTTGATGAATGCATCTACACAATCCTTTCTCCACTTGTCATCCTTCTGGGTGAGTGGAATTCGTTGTTTAGGTATATGGGCTTGTCCGTACATTAATACAAAATTAGGTTCGAAAAATCAGACAAGCTAAATTAATCCTTTTTTTCTTTACTTGTTATATTTATCCCACTTTATTCGTAGTTTTTATCAAACCAGTCATTGGTAGAATTGTCCCTATCGTCAAGTTTTAGCTCTTTATTGTACAACTCACGGGTGTGATACATACCAATCATCAAGGCCATGGCTCGGTCAAAGTTACCTTGACGGTTAAATTTAATAAGTTCTAACAAAAGAGCCGGGTCATAAATCTTATGCATGTTGAGGGTTACCTCCCCATCCTCGTTGGCCCCTCTACCACTAACTAACCAATCTCTGATGTACAATTCTCCTTGAGCTTTTCTCTGCTCGGTCATGTGCATACCGTACTGTCGTTTTACCGTTTTGCTTCTAAGCTCTCTTTTATCCAGCATTTCGAACTCTTCTTGCAATAAATGCATTTTTCGGAATCGTTTAGCATAGGCAATAACTTCTCCTCGGTCATTTTCAAAACCGATTTTAGCATTGTAGTATTCAGCCAGCATAAATAGATTTCTATTGTATTCATCTTGTGACTGCGGTCTTCCGACATACGAAGCCACAATAATATCATCAGGTTTAGAAACATTGTTCGGAACTTTGATAACATAAGCAGCACCCAAAGATGTAGCCGATGCAGATTTTCCTTGAGCATATGGGTCATGGCAAACTACGTATAAATTTTTTGGAATGTATTCTTCAACTTCAGTTCTGTATGGGGCTTCGTAAATTACAACTCCCCCAGTCAAGTTATCGTCTTTTCTGTGTGGGAATTTGACAATAGGTTTAAGGTTTCCGTCAGGTCTAAACTTAACTTTACCTGCAGAATCGTACAGCATTTCCCCAATTACTCCGATCTTCTCTAGACCGTTTGCAATTACACGATTGTACTGTTCTTTTAACGAAGCAGTGTCAAACGTATTTGCAGTAACTTGAAGGGTTGCCTCTTGTGGGGTAAACGGCATCTCGGCTATGTACTGGTCAAAAGCTTTTGGGTCGTTACCTTTCTTCTTCTTTTCTCTTTGAGATTCTTCGTAGGCCATTGCCTCGTCAATTAAACTGTTTCCGTCTTTATCAATGAAACCGTCTAAGTTTTTGTAGATTGGAACGAAGTAACCACACTGTGTACCCATGGCCCCAGCATCCCAATCGTTATCAAATGAAAGACAGTCATAAGCTTCGGGGTGATAGAACAATTCTTCCATACCTTCAAAGCCTGGCCCCTCTTCTCCACCTGTTCCAAAGGCAACCATTGTTCCTAAAGTCTTAGAACCTTGTCTCATTGTAGGCATGGCTATTTCCCAAGCTTTCAACAGTCCTGAGAATGAACCTGCCTCTTCAAAGAAGATAAGTTCACCTGCTTTACCACGGATTTTGTCTGGGTCATCTTTTAAGGATACCCCGATTATCTGTGATTTAAATCCAAGAGTTACATCGGCCCCGTTTACATTCTTTTTGTACCCAGACTGCTTGTGCATCTCTCGGTCAATCAAACGTGGTTGGGTCCAAGCTGTGTTATCGTCTACAAACGAGACAATGTCCCAAGCTTTAGATAGCATTCCATCTCCTGTTAAGTACTGCTTGTCAGAAGCAAATACAAAATTCTTAGAATTACGAATATGGAAGTAATTACGGCAGAGCATAGCTGCAGCCTTGTAGGAGAATCCTTTTCGACGGGCTTTAAGTACGACAAGATGCTTGTTGTCTCTACGTGCTTTATCCACCGAGCTGAAATACTCGTGGTCACCATCATAAAATGCTGGGAAACTTCGGTCACGTCGTGAAATAATTTCACCATCAGGTTGTTCTTCATCTATAATTCTATCTATTGGACAATAGTTTAAATAAAAATAGTGGAATCCAGAAATCTTTACCCCATTAACTTCATACCCGTGCATGCATCTGAACTGCTCTGTGTCCCAGTACTCATAGTACTGCTTTGTGCCAGGTAAAGCTGCAGTATAAAAGCCGTTCTCAATGTAATGGGCAGCGGCCGGAGCAAATAGGTGTGTGTCTTTAAGTTTACTCACTGTACTTGTTTGTTTTTACTCCAGCTCTGTTAGGATTATCTTTAGCTTGTTGTTTTTGTACTAGTTCTTCTAACCTGTCTAAGCCTTCTACAACTTCTCCAACCTTAGATAGGTTAGCAACTAAGTCTTTTGCTTGGTAAAGAAGTTTACCATTGGCATCCATAGCTGTTAAGTCAATGTTCTGAAAGTATTTTTCAAGCTTGTTTACTGAAGATCTAGCTGCTTTCAAGAGTTTTATCCCGTGGGTTTCACTTAGCTCTTGGTATTTCTTTACGGCCCCTGCTAATTTTGGATTGACTTTTACTTTTAAGTCTTCTTCTAGTTTTGTTTGACGTTCTTCGTCATCATAAGCTGCATAGCTGGACCTGTGATCAGCATAAAAGAAGACAAAGCTCAACTCTTTGATTGATAACTTCTCAAATTCTGGAATAGTTAAAGCATACACTGATGGTATGACTACATTATTATTTACCGTTAGCAAGTCTCTCATTTTTCTTTCTTGTTAGCTCATTTAAGTAAGCAATCCTTGTTTTCTTTGCATGAAATTTTCCAAAATACGGAAGTCTTACAGACTGAAAGTTACCCTCTTTTATGATTTTGGCCGTGTACTTAAACTGATGGTATATAATCTCTTCTATCTTGGCAAGTGGTAAGTTAAACTTGCTTGCAAGTTTTTGAATGATTATCTTTTCCTTCATTTTTTTAAGTTAAGTTTTTTTCCTTCTTCCCCAACTACATGTCTATCCCATCTTTGTGGGGTGTCTGGACAAGTGCTGGTAGCCCACTTAGCTTTTGTTTCTACAAAGCAGCCACATAAGCCACATTGTTTTTCATCCACTAAATGTGGGCAAGAGTTACAAGCTTGTAGCCTTTGCTCGTACTTTTGATTTGATACATGCTCTGCACCTGTGGCCACGTGTTTAGCAACTGCAGACATCAAGTTTTTTGCCATCTGAAATTTACTCGGTAGTTTGCTCATCTTCAAAAATTATTTCAAGTAATTCTACTTTACCTTTTCCGTTTTGCACAACCCCTAACCGTACAGAATCCATGTAGAAATAGGTAACTACTTTGCTACTGGTTACTATTGTTGGGATCATACTGGAATTACGTTAATTTGAACCTGTTCTTTCTTAAGTAGTGGAGATAACTCGTACCCGTTCTTTGTTTGAACTATGGCATTCTTATCTTTCAACCTTTTAACGTAATTGTTTAAAGTATTGTGGTCTTTGATTTCCATTACTTCTGCTACTTTCTTTTTGTTAGCAGGAGAGCACAGGTTTACAGTCTCACTATTGTCAATGAAACTAGCTAGAATTCTAAGTTCTGTGTCTGTTAATTCCAGTATCCCATTGAACACTTGTAAGAACTTTAACGTGTTGTCTGTTTTAATGTTAAACTTCCTCATCGTCTTCTTTAAGTTTGATTAATTGGATTTTTGCACGGCCATCCACGATGTGCACTTTGCAAGTTTTAGAGTAACTATTGAACTCTTCAAGATGTTCGTCAATATTTTCTCTTGTAACCAAGAAAGTAAGAAATACTTCAATCTCTTTAGTAGCTTGAAGTATATCTTTCTTTAATGATTGGAGATTTGGGGAAGCATCTCTAAGAGCATGATAGTCCTCTAGTGATAGAGTGACTGATCCGTTCATTACATTACCCCTAATACAGCCATTGACTCGTTAATCATAACATAGTCATTGCCATCAATTTCAATGATTACTCCGTCACTTGCTGGGTGAATGTATACAACATCTCCAGGTTTGCATTTGCAATCTGGTCCTGCAGCTAGTACAGGAAGTACGTTAGAACGAAGTGCAGATGCTGATTTTTCTGATAGGATGATACCTGCATCAGTTACTTTTTTGTCCGGCTTTGGGACTACCAACCAATCACGGGTTGGTTTAAAATTAAAATTTTCCATTTGTTATTAGTTTGCTTGATGCAAATATAACAAGGAATCTTATATAACCAAATCTTTTACTTAAAAACTGCAACTATAGTAGTGGCAATGAATAGAGAAGTAGTGAATACAAATACCCCTGTTGAAATCTTATAGGTACGTAAATCCTCTTTTGTGTTACCAAGCTCAAGGTTTAAGTTGTCGACATCTAGTTGCAAGGTCCCAATCTTTTCAAGGTTTATTTTATTTGAATCTACCGATTTAACATATGAGTTAGTCAATGTCTTGATAGCTAAGTCTTTATCAGCTAATCTTATTTCATAAGAATTAACATTTTGATTTAGTAGGAATTCACTTTTCTTACAAGCATCTAGGTTTACTAATGCCTTAAGTAGTAGCTCTTCTTGTTTAGTTGTAAAGAATACTCCAGCTTGGCTGTTGTAATTAATCCTTTGGGGAGTAAGTTGCCCATAGCTGATCACGTTCATCGTTATCAGCACTAGAAATACGACCAATGACTTCATCTCTGTCTTTTTTTATGTTAATGATTAGGTGTGCATTTGCAAGTATCTTGTATTTGTTGATACTATCGTGATAAGCTAAGCTATCTACAATGTGCATAGTCTGTATTGAGTCAATTTTGAGCTCATACAAATCTGATATTACTTTTAGTCTAGCATCTGCTTTTCTTTTAGCCTCTTTAATATCCTGTAGTTGGGAAACTACCCCAATTAGAATAGTAGCCAATACTGCACATGCTAAAAACGCTACTCCTTGCCAAGAAATTACTTTATCCTTCTGGTTCATTTGCTTTTGGTTTTCCAAATACTTTTGATACATTTTCTACTGCTGTAAATCCCATTCCTGCTCCCGATAAAATCAATAATCCATCATAAATAAACTCTGGACAAATGTAAATTGTAAATGTTGACACATATGCAATGATTAAGCATGTCAAAAGAGCTAGGAATGACCCAACTCTTTTGTAGCTTACATCTCCTTCAGCAGAAAACATTGATTTTACCCACTTTTTCATTAGAATTCTCTAAGTAAAGTGTAAGTAAATGCTTTTCTACCCGATGTCTTACAAGAGCTAATCAATGTTTTGAACTGTTCGGGGTCATCTAACACTTGACATCCTGCAGACCACTTATCTATAAATTTAGAAATAGCAGCTGAGTTAGCACGGTGTATGTTAATACCAAATAAACCGGTATCTTCTTTACCTTGCTCTTCTGCAGTATCATCTTTGTCACCATCACGGTATACAGTAACAGGCTTAGCTTGTACTAATGCCTCGTACTTACCTTGATGTAACCCTAATTTCCAACTGTCGACGTATTGTCCTGGCTTGAGGACTGCAGTTCCTTTAGGATTTAGTAAATTCTTTAACCAGTGAGTTCCAGGATTAGTAGTTCCTGAGTATACGTACATTATTGGGCCTTTAATCAAGTAAAAATAATCATCAAACTTGTTCTTTTCGTTGGCTTTAGATCTTACACCAATAACATGCATTGTTGGCCATTGATAGTTAAGCTCTTTGAACTTGTTTTCTAATTCTACGTAAGAATACTTTTTCATTCTGTTTGGTTTATAATTGTTACTCCTATTGCATTAGCTACACATTGGTTTATATAAGTATTATCTAATCCCCAAGCTGCAAACTCTTCTTCAGTTAGGGTGTACTCACCTCTAGATATTAAGTTATTTTCTTCTGAAATTAGTTCGTAATATGTTTTGCAAGTTACTGCATTAGTAGCAAAGTTCAAAACTGTCACAGTCATGTGGGTAGCAATACCTTGATTTAAAGGAAATATTACTGGCTCTATTTGTATCATGTTGTTTATTATATTGATGTAACTACCTCCCAACCTGCATTACCCCCAATTACAAGCTTACCTAAAGTGCTATCATAAATTAAAGCCCCTTTAACGTAAGCAGGTCGAGAACCTGTAGCGTATTGTTGAATGTTTACTCTAGCTCTTAAAATAGTATCTGTTATTGAAGTATTTCCAATTGTTGCTGTGTTAGATCCAGCACCTACTGCATTATAACCAATAACAATTTGATTATTTTGGCTATCTGCTAATGGGTAAGCATTTGCTCCAATAATTACAGATGTATTAAGAACTGTAGCTGCTGTTGCACCACCACTTATATACCTACCTGCTTGGTTTCCTATAACAACATTAGTTCCACCAGTAAGATTTGATAACAGGGCTTGAAATCCTATGGCTACATTTGATATACCAGAAGTATTTGATGAACCTGCTTGCCACCCAAAAAATGCATTGTTACTTCCTGTAGAGTTTTGCCCAGTGTAAGCTCCGTAAAATGAATTGCTACTTCCAGTTGCAGCGGCTCCTGAAAAATAACCCATATATACATTTTGTGTTGTAGTTACGCTAGATTGGCCAGCATATGTTCCAACAAATACGTTTTGCACCCCTCTTGTTGTATTTATCCCTGCTTGATGCCCAACAAATACATTAGAAGTGCCTGAAGTATGAGATTGTCCAGCAAGAGATCCTATAAATGTATTCTGAGATCCCGAAGTATTTCTTTGGCCGGCACCTGTACCAAAGAATAAATTGTTATTTGAGGATGAGTTTCTAAATTCGTTAACTACTGTTCCACCATTAGTTTGCCATGACATTGATGCTGTAGAAGTATTAATCTGTTTAACAGATAATACAATTGTCCCATCAAAGTCAGTAGTTGGTACAATGTTTAAAGCTGTTGTTGCTGTTGCTTTTATGCCAAATCCTCCAGAGGCTGTTAATCCAGCTAATGATTCACCAGCATAGTTAATAGTAAAATTTCCTAGGGTTCTTCCTGTAACAGTTATAGTAATTTGATAAAAAAACCCATTAGTTGCAGTAAGAGCAGAAGTCAATGCAACTACACTACCTGTAGTATGAGTATATCCTGTTGCAAAAGAAGTTCCTGCCCAGTTAGTTCCCGATGCTGTTGTTGCAAGTTCAGAACCTAATGGAGCAGAGTCCATATTAACAGTGTTCCTGAAGTTCATCGTATCTCGGAACATTGATGTACCATTGTCATCGAGCTTGAAGCCTGCGTCTGTTGTGGTGCCGATGAGGAAGTTACTTCCTGTATTTACATAACAAGCAGCTGTAGTACCTATATTAAAAATATTTGTATATGCTGAATTGTATACAGCAAATGCAGTTGCTGTTGAAAATCCTCTTATATATGAAACAGCACTTGCGTTGAATTTAATATACCCACTACTATTAATTACAGCTGCATTAGCACTTGCTGATGGTGTTAAATTAAGCAGGTTGTCTCCACTACTAACAAGATTCAAACGTTTGTTTGTATTGTCCCAACTAAACGCTGTGTTATCTTGAGCTATCGTTGTTCCATTGCTGAATAGAACACTACCACTTGTTAAAGCTGGCAATGTAAACTTTGCATTCCATGTAGCAGCCGAAGCAATCCTTGAATCAGCTAAAGTACCTAGCCAAGTTAATGTATGAGTTGTCCCTGAAGAAACTATTGATACGTTTGCATCATTTACAAATGTTTGGGCTGCTGCAGTTAAACTGTTTAATGCAGTCATCCCAGTTCCAGCCATAATACCTGACTGTTGAGTCACTGTTAAAATAGCTGATGGTGTTGCAGGATGTGGTGGTGTAGCGGCTTCCGCAAATATCTCAACGTGAATATTCGACACAGCCCACATTAATTCGTAGTAGTCCCCAGCTACAACGTCCAAGACATAGTTCCAAGCTGCTATTACTGGAGAGGCACTTGCCGATCCTGTTAACACAACCTTACCCGTAGTAGACGGAATGTCAACTCCGTTTTTTCTTAACCATATATCGGCAGTCATATTTCCGCTTCCTCCATTCTTCTCTAGTTGTAAAGAGAATTGGATATTGTATATGCCTGTATTTGCAATAGTTATTCTAGTAGGATCTCCACTTCCATTATTAACTATTGTAATACCATCTGATAAGTCTGTGGTATTTAATTTAACTGCGTATGGGGTATTAATTGCAGCTGCTAATTGTGTAGTATTATCTTGGAAAGCTCCGTAGTAACCAGTTGGGGTAGCCCCACCTCCAGTAGAATTTATTGTAACATTTCCAGTTCCTCCTACTGGAGAAATAGATATGTTAGAGCCAGCTATAATTTTAGTTACTCCTGAGTTTGTAATGGTTGTTAATCCATCTTTGTCTGTAGCTACTGTTATGCCGGTACCCCCTTGAAGGAGGGAGGTTAGATTTTTAAACCTAAATGATTTTACTTTACCAAGGGTTCCGTTCTGATCTATCACTTCTGCATAAGCTGTAAGGATTTGATTGTGTTCAATCTTCCCAACTGCTCTTGTAGTTCCTGCCATTATACCACCAGTCTCATCGATATCAATAAGTTGTCTAAGAGAGATATCAACTTTCTTAGTTGGCTTAGATTCTTCTATGATGGTAAAGGTATCCATTAGTTAAGTTTAGTTCTAGCTTGGATATACAAATGTGACTTCTCTTGTTCTGCAGCCATTACAGCCATTATCCCCCGTAGCTCTTCATATGTAAATTGAAGAACTAAGTCATCTTCAGCATTTAAGACTTGGATAACATTCTCATCAATATACACTACAGCTTGCTCGGCCTCCTCTTCTAATTTAGTAAAAGGAGGTTGATAAACCCCAGTCTTAAGGTAAGTTGGCATTTGTACTTAATTTGAAATCAAAGATAATCAAATTCTTGGACATAGTTATCCCCTTGGAGTTTTTTGTGTTTAAAATTGACCTTCAGATTACTGCCGTCTTTAGCCTTCGGAGGAACATTTCTGTCAGCCTATAGTTTTAACCCTCCCCAGTATCCTATATCAATTCAATTTTTGCAACTATTG